CCGCTTCCCCGAACCGATGCCTAGTAGAGCATTCAATGTTAATTGCTGTGCTGGGAGTACAGTGTCTAAAACCAAGCACCCGTCTTACGACGGACTTGGTGAGAGACACCTTTCACTCTTTTTGCAAGAGGATACGACGTAAGAACTTCAGTCTTACGGACCTCCGCATAGAAGCGACCACGTACTACTTTACCCTTAAAGAAAGAAGAATAGTGTTTTAAGAGGGTAAGAATGCGATATAAATCGCGATCAACCCCCGGAACTTTCTTCAGTTCCTCTACACGATTTTTAATCTGCTGCATGACCGCCTGCAGTGGATGATAGGGAATTACCCGAGGGACGCGAACCGTGATAACTTTACCACGGTGAGCATCCGGAAGGAATCCCCCATCAGAGAACACCTTAGGCCTTACTGACTCGCCATCAGAGGCTAGAAAAGGGCTCATCGTAAGCATAAGCAACTTGCCTTTAGGCAGGGAGTACAGTTTACGTAAAAGCATGGAGACGTGTTCCACACGTCTAGAAGCCATGCTTATTAAGTTCATACGGTGTACTGAAAGTGCATGTTTGAAAACTCCGAAATCAAATAGCAATTCAGGAAACCATTCGTCCTTAATCTCGAAAAGACGTCCGCTGATGACCAAGCTTTTCGGAAGAACTGGTGGTGAAAGAAACCAAGTCATCACACAGTTCCTACGTCTGAGAGGTATCACTCGCTTGAATAGATCACAAACAAACTCTGATTGTGATTTAACTTTAAGCTTCCAACGACTAAGTACGCGGATGATCAAAGTCTGAACAAGACTAGGATCTTTTCCGGTCCAAAGAGAAACCAACAATGATGGAGAAAGAGGTGAAACCTCAATACCACCATGATAGTTGCGCTTTGCAAACTCAGCCCCTGGAGAAGCACGCGACGGAAATACGACTGATTTAAAGTCGGAGATCCCAACACCTAAGACGACAGTTAACAAATAGTGATAACATCTAGCAACTCTTCGATGTAAGATGCAGATGTCATCCCCAAGAAGAAGGTATAGTGAAAACGAGCGCGGATCTAATTTAACTATCCATGCACTACATCTGACTAAGATATGATGACAATACGAAAAGACAGCCCATGAGGAATAAATCCCCATAGGTTGCCCAACTTGGAATCTAAAACTGCGTTTACGTCCTGTATGATATACAGGCAAACGCATAATAGATGCCCAAGCCGAACCCAAACCTGGTCTAAGAGAGTTCAAACACAACTCTTGAAACCAGAGAGGGAATCGGTCGGTTGCACCAGTCATATCAAACGAAAATGCAGATCTAACGAAGGGCAATGTATTACAGAGCACTTCGCCAGATTTCTCCTGATCAAAAGCGTAATCAGTCGAAATTTTTCCTAATAAATTCATCATGTTATGATGAAAAGGAAACAGGAGCAGTTGAATCCAATAGTTAGCAGAAGTAATGATGCGAGTTTTCCCGCCTTTCTCTGAAAGGAAGGAGAAACGAGCAACACGCTTCGGAAAATCCTTAGGCTTACCATCCGGGTAAACACCCGGTTGGCTTCTTAAAGCCTGAGGAGTAAACGGTGAGTCATCATAAAGTATTTCGAAATACTTTGCTGATGCAACAACCTGTTCTAACCATTGTTTAAGGTACGCTTCGCCACCATAAATAAGTGCAAACTGCTTACACGACTCGAGCAACGACGTATACTCTTTAGAGAGCAACGTAAATGCATCCCTTGGAGCAAACCTAAACGAAGGTGTGCCGTAAGGCCCGCCACGGAAACCAGAGAATATATGAATATTATCCGGTTCCAGTTTTGGTTGTAGCCAACGGGGAACAAACCACTTGACAAATCTAACGAGTAGACGTGTCATAATGGAGGGTTCCGACACAAAGGAATCGCCAGACGTCAAACCAGAGTAGCCAGGGATGTGGAGAAACTCTTTATAGTCTGCACCTGTATAAGGTGACAGTACTGTAGAAAGTTCCTCCCGAGCGCCAGTGGTCATAAGCAGATAAGAAGCGGATACGGATAAAGCGCATCTCCTTAACGTCATCTTTCGAGAGACGAGAAGAAGGTGCAACTTTCGTAAAGCACGCGGGATACCCGATGAGGTTGTCTTCATGAACATTTCTTTATAAGAAACATCACGACGAACAATTCCCATCGA